GGCGCCGTCGGTGCAGCTGGGCCGTCTGCGGCGCCGCGCGCTGGCGGCCCTGGAGGCCGGCGTCCCGGACCCCAGCTTGGCCTACTTCGAGTGGTCGGTCGACCCGCACGTCGACGAGTGCCGGGCTGACTGCAAGGCGCACGACGACCCCGATGACCCGGTCGCCTGGGCGAAGTCGAACCCGAGCCTGGGCCTCCTGATCAGTCACGAGTTCGTCCGCAACGAGCGGGCGAGCCTGGGGACGTCGGGCATCTTCGAGCGTGAGCGTCTCGGTGTGGGGCTCTACCCGAGCGACGAGGCCGACACCTGGCAGGTCATCGGCGAGGACGCGTGGCGGGCGCTGGCGGACGCCAAGCCCCCCGCGCAGCCTGGTGACACGGTCGCCTTCGCCATCGACGCTACGCCGGAGCGGTCGCACGCTGCGATTGCGACGGCGACCCCGTGGCGGGGTGGCGTGCATGTCGAGGTGCCGGAGCATCGTCCGGGCCTGGGCTGGGTGGTGGACCGGGCGGCCGAGCTGCACGCGAAGTGGAAGCCCCGCTGCTGGGTCATCGACGGCGGCGGCCCTGCTGGCTCCCTGATCCCCGCCCTTGAGGACCGGCTCGGCATCACCGTGGTGCAGCCCAAGGCGAGGCAGATCGCTCAGGGTTGCGGGCAGTTCTACGACGCGGTGGCCGACCACTCCCTGTCGCACCTCGACGAGCCGTCGATGGCGGTGGCCTTGGCCGGCGCCCAGACTCGCCCGCTCGGTGACGCGTGGGCGTGGGCCCGGCGCAACGTCGGCGTCGACATCAGCCCTCTGGTCGCGGCGACGTTCGCGAAATGGGGCCTGACGGCTGAGGTCGAGGAACGGCCCACGGACATTCTGAGCAACGTGTGGTGAGAGGGGTATCGGCATGAGCTGGTGGTGGCCCTTCCGCCGCAGGCAGCAGCAGCGCGCGATCACGTACCAGGACGTCTGGGGCAGTGGCGGTGACCCGGCTGTTCTGCGGGGTGGCTCGCAGGAGCGGGCCCTGCGTCTAGCCCCTGTGTACTCGGCTACGCGACTGCTGGCGGACTCGGTGGCGTCCCTGCCCATGAAGTCCTTCCAGGTAGCTGGAGCCGAGCGCAGGCCGATTCCGCTGCCCGGTCTGTTCCGGCGGCCGGCGGCTGTAGGCACTCGGTACGACTGGCTGCATCGGGCGATGACGTCGCTGACGCTGCGGGGTAACGCCTACGGCCTGGTCGTCGCCACGGACAACGCGGGGTGGCCGACCCAGATCGAGTGGCTGCATCCAGACGACGTGTCCATCGAGGACAACCTCGCCCCAGTCCCGGTCTGGTACTACCGGGGCCGGCGCCTCGACGAGGGCCAGATGTTCCACATCCCGGCGTACACGCTGCCTGGTCAGATCCTCGGCCTGTCCCCCATCGGCTACCTGATGGTAACGACGGAGACGGGTCTGTTGGCTCAGCAGTTCGGCCGGGACTGGTTCGCCAACGGGTCGACACCGTCGGCGGTCCTGGAGACCGACATGGAGGTCTCCAAGGACGCGGCCGACATCTTGAAGGCCAGGTTCAAGCAGGCTGCCGCAGACCGCGACGTGGTCGCTCTGGGCGGCGGGGTGAAGTACCGGCCCATCAGCGTGCCAGCCGAGGAGTCCCAGTTCCTGGAAACCATCAAGGCGACGGCGAACCAGGTTGCTGCCTGGTACGGCGTACCGCCGGAGAAGGTCGGCGGTGAGACAGGCGGCAGCCTGACCTACAACACGGTCGAGCAGAACAGCATCGACCTTCTCACCTGGACGCTGCGTCCGTGGCTGGCCCGCTTGGAGCAGGCGTTCTCGCTGCTGCGACCGCCCGCCGAGGAGGTCAGCTTCAACGCCGACGCGATGCTGCGAACGGACACCCTGACCCGGTACCAGACGTACCGAATTGCCCGCGTGATCGGGCTGAACAACGTCGATGAGCTTCGCGCCATCGAGGAATTGGAACCCCTGCCGAACGGCCAGGGGCAGGATTATGCGCCGCTGGTGAAGGCGCCGGCCGACGAGAGCGAGTGAGTAGACGTGAGCGACGCAGAGCGCCGGTTCACCCGTGGCCTCGTGGAGGTCCGGGCGGCCGGTGAACAGTCCCGCCAGATCGGCGGATACGCGGCAAAGTTCAACCGGCTGTCGCAGAACCTGGGCGGGTTCGTCGAGCGGATCGACCCCGGGTTCTTCGCCAAGTCGGAGGGTGACAGTTGGCCGGAGGTGATGGCCCGCTACAACCACGACGACAACCGGCTCCTCGGTACGACGGAGGCGGGGACGCTGCGGCTTGTCGTCGACGGTACCGGCCTCGACTACTCCGTCGATGTCCCCGCTTCCCGCGAGGATGTCCTGGAGCTTGTCCGCCGCGGCGACGTCCGCAGGTCCAGCTTCGCGTTCAGGACGTTCGCCGACGACTGGGGCATGACTGAGGACGGGTTCCCGCTGCGGACGCTGCTGTCGGGCGCCCTGGTGGACGTGGCGCCGGTGAACACGCCGGCGTACATGGACACCTCGACCGGGCTGCGGTCCCTCGCTGAGAAGGCCGGGGCCGACCTCGCCGAGGTACGGGCCGCCGCCGACACGGACGGTCTGGCCCAGTTCCTGGGGGCCAAGGCCCCGACCATCATCGACCTCGCGCCGAGCGGGCAGGGCGAAACCCACCCGCTCCTCGCGGTACGGCAGCGGCGCGCCGAGCTCATGAAGCGCCGCACCTTCTGAGGCAGGGCGACACCCACCTCGACAACCAACCCCTGACACCCCTGGCCGTCGGCCCTGGGTGTCGTCGTCTTGCCCAAGGAGGGCACAGTGAGCGAGTTCATCAAGCGGCTGCAGGAGCGTCGGGCCGGTGTGTGGGAGGAGGCGAAGGCCCTCCTCGACACGGCTGAGGGCGAGAAGCGGGAGCTGACGGCCGAGGAGGAGCAGACGTACCAGCGTCTGAACGCCGACCTCGACGCCATCGACACCCGCGCCAAGGAGCTGGCGGCGGCCGAGCAGCGCAACAAGGACGCCGACGAGGCGTTCCGCGCCCTGCTCGACAAGGAGCCCGCCCCCGAGCACCAGCGCAACATGGGCGACGAGGAGACCAAGCGCGTCCGCGACTGGCTCACCGGTGCGTCCGGCAGCCGGGCCCTGGACATCGGCCCGTCCCAGCGGATGCCGCTCGACCAGCGGACCCTGTCCAAGCTGTCCGCGGGCGCCGGCGCGAACACCGTGCCGATCAGCTTCTACAACCAGCTCGTGCAGCACATGATCGAGACTTCCGGCGTGCTGGCCGCGGGGCCGACGGTGCTGCGCACGGCGACCGGCGAGCAGCTCCAGATCCCGAAGACGACCGCGCACTCCGCGTCCGCGGGCATCGTCGCGGAGGCGGGCACCCTGGCCGCGAACGAGCCGACGTTCGGGCAGGTGTCCCTCGACGCCTACAAGTACGGCTTCCTGCTGCAGGTGTCCCACGAGCTCGCGAACGACACCGGCGTCGACCTCCTCGGCTACCTCGCTATGCAGGCCGGCCGAGCGCTCGGCAGCGGCTTCGGCACGCATCTCGTCACCGGTGACGGTTCGTCCAAGCCGAACGGTGTCCTGACCGCGTCGACGCTCGGCAAGACGGGCTCGGCGTCGGTGGCGGGCGCCCCGAACGGTGACGACCTGATCGACCTGTTCTACTCGGTGATCGCCCCGTACCGGCAGTCCAGCTCCTGCGGCTGGATGATGCGGGACGCGACCGTCGCCGCGATCCGGAAGCTCAAGGACTCGACCGGCCAGTACCTGTGGCAGCCGGGCCTCACGGAGGGCTCCCCCGACCGGATCCTCGGGAAGCCGGTGTTCACCGATCCGAACATGCCGGCCGTCGCGCTCGCGGGGAAGTCGATCCTGTTCGGCGACTTCTCCACGTACTTCGTGCGGGAGGTCGAGACGGTCCGCTTCGAGCGCAGCGACGACTTCGCGTTCAACAACGACCTGATCACGTACCGGGCGATCCTGCGCGGTGACGGCGACCAGATCGACACCACCGGCGCGATCAAGCACTTCATCGGCAACGCCGCCTGATCCGCCGTCGACGAGGGGCAGTCCACAACTGGGC